TGTCAATCTCTCGCTGCCAGTCAGACTCGCTAATCGAAGCAGCCATGCGAACTAGATTGGCAAACCAGTTCTCTGAATAGTGAATTGCAATCAACATATGGTGTAGTTCAACTTGGTCTGACCTTTCATTCATGGCAAGTAGCACTGCACACTTCCAGATAGATAGCGAAAGTCTCTGGCGAGATGGCTCAATCGAGTCCTCGTGGTCGTGACCCTCAACGAAGGTTCCCATGTCCCACTTGTACTTATTGAATCTGTCTAGAGCCTCTTGACTTAATCTCATTGGCCTTGGGAATGGCAAGCCCTTCTTCTCCCAGTAGGCACGAGTCTCATAGACTTGGCGAATCATTGACTCCATCTCGTGATCCATAGCAACGGCAGTCTCCTGCTCTGGTGCTTGCTCAACCGCTTCTAGCTCAAAGGTTCTCTCTGGTGCATCTGCAACCACGTAGAGGAATCTAGCTAGGAATCCGGAGCGGAAGTAATCAACTGTCAGAATCTCAGAAACCTTGCTGGTGATACCCATAAGGTACATAATGAAGTTTGTCTCAGCCCTGTCAGTCTGAACAGCAGACATAGCGCTCTTGCCACCGGTGGAACGTATAACAACTGGTACGTGGCCGTCATAAAGCTCAGTGAACTGGTCGGCAGCAGTGGCCATGTAAGTCTTAGTAATAAACTCTTTGAACATACCCTGGACTTCATCGCGGTGGAATAGCGATGTCAGCTTGTCTCGACCAGATAAATGCTTGACCAAACCCTCGGCAGTTACGTTGGAACCAATGTCAATCTGGTGCCCTGCATACTTTTCATAGGTTCTGATACAACGAAGCATAAGCTGTCGGCTAGTTGATTTACGGCTAAGGGTTGTCTCACCAAGCAGCATAAACCACAGGTTGAGTCCTAGCTTGCCGTACTTTGGTGTGCCGTAACCAGCGTCGGCAAACACGCACGAAAGGATTGTAAAGGCTGAGGCAATCTGATACTCAAGTGCTCCATCAGTTTTCTTGCGAGCCCAGGCAACATATTTGTCGATAAATGTTGGGATAGCTGCAACTTTATTACGCTCTTGTTCTGTCAAGAAATCAATCTTGCGCTCGGTGCCTTCTATCTTTGCCTCTGGCAAACTATCCATCTGCGCTGGGCTATCTGGAATCAAGTAAGCCTGGTGTGCCCTAAGCACATCACGCCATAGGTCGCCATCTGCATCGGGGCGCTTGGGTCTATCTGGCCTGTGGTACTTGTTGCACTTGGCGTTCTTTGCTACAACAAAAACTTCTTCTGGTGTTAGTCCGGCACGGAATAGCTCAAGCTCCAGTCGCCAAAGCATTTTGGAAAGGTCTGCATTTGGCATTGGCTCGTCCATGTACAAAGACATAATGTTTGCATCAGCTGGAATCTTTGCAAGTACTTTGATAATCTCTGGAGTCTGTTCTGGCATTGGCAGCGTTGTTGGCTCTGAGATTGCATCAACTTTTATATCTGCGTAAATCTCTTCAAGCTCTTGAATTGTATAAACCAAACCAGAAGGCTCGGCCACGACCTCTTGGGCTGGCGAATACTTGGTGTTCATGGAGCCAGGAACACGCAAGAGCTTCGTGGGATTCCAACCCGAAAGGTCACAGCCTTGCTCTTTGTGTGCGTACGCTATCTTCTTCGACAACAACGCAACCCTCTGTGGATCGTGGGGCTTATCCAGGAGCCAGTATGTGTGCCACCTATCCTCAGAAGTCTTAACTACAACGCTTGGCGGAAGCCTAAAGTGTTTTGGGTTGCAAGTGTCTGCATCTGCATACGCAACCTGCACGGACTTGGCATTTTCCCTAATGCGTCGTTCTTCGTGGAAAAGAATTGGAGAGAAGTAAACATCAGTTTGGGATTTGGAGTTGGCATACTCTGACATCTCATCAAGCTCGTCAGGGTAGCTAAAAAATTTCTGGACGGTTGGATTACCCCAAGCGTCTTTCGTAACGATAGTTGCGTAACCACCGGCCTCACCTAGAATCCCCTCTAGGAAGTCCCTCATCTCCAAAATAGTTTCCTTTCTCAAAACTAAATTAAGTGCAGATACTAGCACCTAATCGTGCCCCCCGATGGAATCGAACCATCGTGTAACCGGCTGGAGAAAGGAGAGAGAGAAAGCAGATAAGCACCAGCGGGGGCTTGTTGTGCGGTTATTTGGAGACGCACCCCTCCATTTGGGTTATTCGACCCAGACTGACTCTGTTGCGCCCATGGCTTTGAGATTGTCTGCGGCTGACTTCACCCTGTTGAATCCAGCAACCTCATTGGCAGCTGGGTAGTCACCCTCGGCCTCACGCACTTTCACGCGAACGCTCAGTGGCTTACCAAGGACTTCATTGATTTCAGGGACGGAGAACTTGCCCTTGACCTCGTAGCCGAGAGCTGAGAAAAAGCTCTCGAACTTCCAGAAGTCTCCAGCAACATACATTGGGATGTAGCTGAATACACGACGGTTCTCGTAAGTGCCATCGCTAACTCGGAACTGAACGTTCCAGCGTGGCTTACCTGCGTTGGGGCCAGACTTGACTTCTTCCGCCTTGATTTCAAAAACTGTAGCGGTGTAGTTGCCAACTGGCATTGGTTCGATTGGTCCGTTGTTGTTACCGGACGATGGTGTGTAGTCCTTTGGGACTTCTATTGTGAAGCTCATTTTTTAGCCTCTCCTATCTTGTTGATTGTGTCGATTATTTTCTTCATACTTGGCTCATACATTTTCGATGGCAAGCCAAATCTATTTCCAGATACTAGTCGCTCTGAACCCTGCAAGTGAATGACACGCTTGGTTACTTCGTCACCCTTTTCAGAAGTCATGTAGCCAATAATGTCTGGAATTGCAGGAAGGGTGTTTCGGGTTGAGCCGGAGAGCATTGGAATGGTTTTGACCGCACCAGTCTGCTCATCCTTCTCGTCTTGTGCGTGAGCAATAAAGATCGATAAGAATGGTGCGTGGTGCATTCTTCTTACTGCTTGATTTGCCCACTCCTTCAAATCGCCCCACTTACCAAAGCGGTTGTTGCGATTCTCTGGCTTTTCCTCAAACACCTTCTCGGCTCTATCCATCGCTACGCCAAGCGTATCGATAATGACCGTCTTGTATTTGTGGTCAGTTGTGAGAAGACCCTCTAGCACAGAATCAAGTTGTGCGTGAGTGTCTACCTGGATTACATCTACGTTCTTCCAGTCACGAGCGATTGCTGAGGCTCCGCCTTCAACATCCACAAGTAGAACTGGAGAGAACTGCTCTAACTCGGAAGCGGAAGCCGCCAGCCAAGTCTTTCCATTCTTAGGGTCGCCGTAAATCAAGATTGACTTTGGCACATTCAGTGCCTCTGCCTTCTTGATGAACTTGGCAAACGCTAATTCAGGGAACTTTGTGTCTGTCATTTTTTCTCCTTGTTTATTGTGCTAAATACCAATTGCACACTTGAAGCAGTCTGCATTTCTCTCTAGCGAATCTAACTCTACTCCGTTTTGCAAATTTGTCCACAAGTTTTCTAGGCGTGTCCAAACTGCGACTGCAAGTTCTTCTGAGTATTCAAATGTGTAGTTCCAAACATCGGCCTCGGTTGTGCCGTCTCTGTTGATGAACACAAGACTAATGCCTTTAATCTCTGTGCCGGAGCTGTTTAGGCCCCAGGCATAAAGCTGTGTTTGGGCTATGTACTTTTGTAATGTGTATTGACTTGAAGTGTCCTTGCCATCCGGATTGTCTAGAACTCTTTGCAGCTTTCTCGACTTGTCCCGGGTGGAAGTTTTCCAGTCTATCAGGTGCTTTTGTTTTACCAGTGCCAGGTCTGGCTTACTGGAAATTGTGCCGTAGCCCTCGAGCTCGCCAAGGTGAATCTTCTGCTCCACCCTTGCGCCCTCAAGCTCCGGGAAATCTTTTACGTCTACCTTTGAGATTGTTTCCTCAAGCAGCAAGTGGGTCGCTGTCCCAATCTTGCCCCCAAGCCAGTACTTCATCTTCGCTTCCTGGCTCCCAGTCAGGGCCATCGCCAGATGGTATGTACATGGATCCGAAATCTGACTCGCCCCAATCTTCTTCTGCTTGTCCCTCTCCGTTTCGTGTGTCAGCAAACGAATCGTCAAACTCTGAATCTCGTCCTGTCTCAGCATTTCCGAATCTCTCCTTATGTTTTTTGCGTATTTGTCTTGGTGTCATTCCAGCCCACAAGCCGTAAGTTGGATTCAATTCTATGGTGTAGTCGGCACAAAGGTCAAGAACTGGGCATCTTTGGCAAACCGTTTTGAGAAACTCATAATCAGTCGCAGCTCCATGCGCACTAATCTCGTCTGGCACAAACAAGTTTGGATACTGGGAGCACTCAACTCCGCCGTTTTCTTTTACTGCTCTAAAGAACTTCTCTGCCGTTCTGTGGCTAACCTTTGCCATCTCTCTCCTTTTGTTTCAATCACCAAAGGTGATTTTGTTTCCGCGACATATTTACTCCGCCCCAAATACCATACTCTTCTTCGTTTGCAATTGCAAATTCATAACACAACTTAATGAGAGGGCACTTGTAACAAAGTTGCTCGGCTTCTTCATCGCTGAGTATGTTGCTTTCATTGTCGTCCCAATAATCTGTATAAAAATATGGATTGTCTTTGCAGTTGTATGTCGCTACTTCTTCTTGTGCTTCAGATAATTTAGTCCAAGCTGTGATAGCCGACTTCTTGATTCCAATCGCATTGGCTTCTTGAGCATCGGCCATTTACTATCCCAACTGGTCTATAGGTACTCATCATTTTGGTCTTCGAGCTCTGGGGCATACATCAGCCTTACAAGCACTCCGATACCAGCTATTATGAGCCAAGTTCCCAGAAAAGAGAGCAACAAAACACCAAAAGTTTCCATTATCACCACCCCCTACTTCATCTTTAGCAAAACTATGGCTAGAAGTAGCGTATTTACTACTGTCAGCATAGTTAGGTATTCAATCACGCTGACCTTCTTTGATTAGTCTTTCGACCTCTTTGATTATGAAATAGGCTGGCACACTAGGCCATTTGGTAGCATCTGCCTTTGCATCCTGTATGTAGCGCAAAATGCGATTCTGCTCAGAAACTCTACCTGACTCAAATGCCAGGTGGCTTGTGCGGTGGATAATCTCTTGTAACTGGCTCACTGCTGACTCCTTAGACTTGCGTTCATCGCAAGTTGATCTTTTACTAGCTTACTCAATTGACCTTCATCATACGTGTTCTCCGCAATAATGTCGTAACTTACTACGGCCTTTCTTTGACCTTGCCTATCCAGGCGACCAGCCGCTTGCTCATTTAGCAATCGGTTATCGTCTTTGCTGAGCCAGACCACAGTGGAGCAACGCTCCTGGAGTCCGTCAGTTCCCTCGCCAATGGCAGCAATAACCGCCACGATGAACTGAATGTCACCAGCGATAAAGCTTTCTAGTGCCTTATCTCTCTCCTTCTGGCTGGCAACACCTGACCACTCAAAGGCTGAGTAGCCGTCATTGGCAAGTCTTCGAGTCACGACGCTCGCAAACTTCTGCGAGTGGGTGAGGATTAGCATTGGCTCGCCCTCAGGGTGGTCACCAATGATTGAGTAAAGCTCATCAATCTTGCTTGACTTGCAATCCTCGGCAAACATCACCTCGCCGGCCTCATTTATGCTTGGCACACCAAGGGTTATCTGCCTCAGTCTGATTCTGGTGGCAACCGGAACCTCTGTGACCAGTGGATTCTCGCCAAGCCAAACGAACAGGTCTTCTTCCATTTTCTTGTAGATTTTCTTCTGCTCGGTGGAAAGCTGAACCACTCGCTCCATTGATACCACATTTGGCAAATCTGCATCCATGCCTTCTTGGTGGAAGTCACAGCACCGCTCACGCTTTAGGTGCCGGATGTATGCAGGTATTTGGGAAACGATTAGCCCTGGCTTCTTCTCGCCAACTACCACAACTCCAGCGAAGTAATCCGTCTCGGTCTTGCAGTACTGATTGACCCAAGCCCAAAACGATCTACCAGCAATCTCTGGGTAAATCCACTTGAGCACAGACCAGAAACCCTCTATGCGGTTGCCGGCGATAGTTCCAGAAAGCCCTAGTCGCCTTTGGGCTTTTAGGGTATGGAGCATCTTGGCAGTCTTGCTCTGGCGGTTTGAGGCTCTGTGAATCTCATCAAAGACCGCTAGCTCGGGCTTGACTCCGTGCCAATGGAATCTGCGGAAGAACTCGGGCGTAATCAGATACCAGCCAGCCACGCCGTCGTTCAGGTCGTCAAAGGCTTGAACTCCGGGCTTGGTGCTGTTTATGTACCTGACATCAGCGTTTGGGATTTGCCTGAGGATAGTTCTGTGCCAGGCTCTTTTGTGAGTGCCCTTTGGGGCAATCACAAGGTTTGTAGCCGTGCCTAATCGCTTGGCAACCTCAATGGCAATAAGTGTCTTACCACCACCCACCTGAGTTGCGACAATGCCAGTTCCGTCTTGGGAAACTAGAAACTCAATGTCTCGCTCTTGGTATGGGTAAGGGGTAAGTGCACTCTCTACCACCCTGTCTCTTCCCAGTTTGCGTCTGGCACCTGTTGCTTGCAGTAAGCCGTAGCATCTGAAAAGTCCAGGAACCATTCAACCTTATGTGTTATCAGCGAATACACGCCAATTTCCTCTGCACCAGCCTGGGTAATAAACACAAGGTCATCTGCACCAGCAGCTACTAGAAAGCGGTTATGAGTTTCTATCTCTGCCTCAAACTCTTCTCGCTCTAGCGGAGACATTCAATCACCTCTTCTGACAAGCCTTGAGTATAGATTGCACCCACGACAAAGTAATCGCCATCAACTCGCTCTAGCTGTCCATCATCATCAAGAGCCACGA